AACTTATCATCAGAAGACAAATGGAATCCTGCTGATATATGGATGGTAAAAGATAAGACTAAAGTAAAGAAACATCTTGATAAAGAAACTACTATTGATTGTTTAAATAATGCTCTATTACAATTGAGAATAGATGAACAGTTGGTTGGTATATCTTTGAAGAAGATTGAAGGTTCACCTAAGATGAAACTGTTGAACGATATACCTGCTGTAGAGAGAAAGAAAAATGAAAAAGCAAAGTTTGAAAAGTATGATTTAACATTTGACAATGGTAGACAGAAAGATAGTCACCCTATGGATGTGTATCTATACTATGGTACAAGTACCTTTGAGAAGTTTCAAGCAAGAAATTTTGGTGGTCCTACTAAGGGTGATTGGAAGTTAGAATTGAAAGGTAAGTCTGCTGCACAGGGTAAGATACAAGGTAAGAAGGTACAAGAACTATTAAAGGATGGTAAGTTTGGTACACTACCTGAGTATGGTGGAGCAGATACTTGGACTAATGCTAAGAATGGTAAGTTGGATGACGAGATTTATAAATTACTGGTAAAATATAAAGCAAAGGGTTTAAAGAATAAAGCAACTGATTTAGCATGGATTAAAACAGAGGCAGAACAAGCATGGAAGTATAGTAAATATGCAGGATTAAAATTATTAGATTGGGTATCGTCACACAAAGATGCTGATCAGATAATGAAAGAGATATATTTGTACGCATCATCACAGTCAGATAAGTCTTCTGTATATTGGAAACTACAGTAAAAAATATGTCTTATTATGATATCTTTCCGACTAGAATGTACAAATACAATCTAGATGTTACAGACTTGAAAGCATACATGCTTGATAGATACAACTCATACAAGGATCATTCTGTTAATGAAACTCCTACTGGATGGAACTGTAATGTAAGAACTGAGTACGATGGTGCTTTCCCTAAACATTTCAAGGAGTATTATAATTTTATTTTACGACAGTTTAAGGAAGATATTGGTTTAAAACATAGACCATATATCGATGAGATTTGGATGAATGCTTATGAAGAATCTAATTTCCAAGAACCACACTCTCATTTACCAGGATTCTTTTCTGCAGTACATTATATTTGTTATGACCCTAAGGTTCATAGTCCTACAGTGTTTATGAATCCTCAGATGGATGTATATTCTTTTATGTTTGATGATAGTTTTATGGATGAAGAAAAGAATTCTCATTTAAAAGAGAGTACTAAATTTGATGTTGTAGAGGGAGACTTAATAATTTTCCCATCACATTTAAAACACTGTGTTAGAAAAAACAATACTAAAAATCTTCGTATGACTATATCATTCAATATAAATAAGATTGCAGAGGATACCAGAAGAGTGTTTGCTGAATAGAATGAAAAATTTTGCACAATTCATAACTGAAGCTCAGACTAACGCAGCAAAGCAAGCATCAAAGCTTGGTTTGACTGGGGATGGTCATGGTTCATGGTTGGATCCTAATGGAAGAATTGTAGGTCGTACTATTGAAGGTGAATTAGTTTTTAATAGTGGTCGCAAACCAGCACAAGAAACTGATCCTACTAAACCAGGAATGGCTGCTCGTGGTGTTGTACCCGATCAAGGTCCACCTGCTACACCACAAGCACAACCAGAAGAACCAGCAGAGCAAGAACCAGTAGAAAAAACTCGTGGTACATTAACCATTGGTTTTGGAAGATTTAATCCACCTACTGCTGGTCATGAAAAACTTCTTAGTAAGATTGCAGACACAGCACAGGAAGGAGAGTACACAATATATCCATCACACTCAGTAGATCCTCAAAAGAATCCACTCGACACCGAGGAAAAGGTTCTTTTTATGAAAAAATTATTTCCAGATCATACCAATAACATTGTATATGATCCATCAGTTCGTACTATATTCGATGCGTTATCACAAGCCGACACACAAGGGTACTCCAGCGTTAATATCGTTGTTGGTGCTGACAGACAGAAAGAGTTTGAGGGGATCGCAAACAAATACAACGGGGAACTCTATAATTTTGACGCGATTAATGTTATTTCCGCAGGAGAAAGGGATCCCGATGCTGAAGGTGTCGAGGGCATGTCTGCTTCCAAACTACGAGCGTTAGCAGCAGATGGAGACTTTGAATCATTTAAAAAAGGTCTTCCAAAAGCAGCTAAAGGTGTAGTTGCAAGAGAATTATTTAACACAGTACAGAAATCTATGGGTGCTGCTGCTAAGACTGAGGGTGTAGAATTGTGGCAGATTGCTCCTAAACTTGCAGGAAACACGCTGAGAGAAATATATCTTGATAAAAAACTGTTTGATATAGGAAATCTGGTAGAAAATTTAAACCATGGCTTGATTGGTAGAATAGTTCGTAGAGGTGCAAACTATGTCATAGCAGTGACTAACGAAGGACTGATGTTTAAATCTTGGATAAAAGATTTGAGTGAATATGTAACTAAAAGACCTGTCTCTGGTGTTCCTGCATCCATGAGAGGAGTGGGTACAGACTCTTATCGTGAGTATGTACAGCAACTAACTCCATTAGAGAAGGTTAAGTCGTTTATAAATAAAACTAAGAAGAAAGCGTAGAGAAAGCTTCGATGCGTAACATTGATGAAACTGCCAAGACACTGATACTTAATAGTATTCAGAATGTCTTTACCGAATCTATAATCGAGGAACCGATTGTAGAGGAATCTCCTGCTGAGAAATTACGCAGAGAGATTGCTGAGAAGATTGCTCATGATCTCCAAGAGAGAAAAGATGCAACTAAGATGTATAGGTCTAAAGACGCTGCAACTTCTGATGAAAAAGAAGAAACTATTAAAGAAAAGAAAGTAAAGAATAGTATTAAAATTAATCCAAGTATTGAGGAAGCAATAGCACAGTTATCAACTGAGGAAATGACTGTTACTAATGCTGACAAGAAAGGTAATACGCCAGCATACCAGAACTATAAGAAAGGTATGAAAGGTAAAGATGGTAAGCCTTTATATAAAGCAGCAGACCATATGAAAGAGGAAGAATATATTCCAGAAGAAGAAGCACAGGAAAACTACCGTGCAATGAGAAATCCTGAGAGTTCAAAACCTGATGATGAATCTGATAAACCATACAGAGAGAGATCAAAGGCAAACAGGATGAAAGATCCTAAGAGAGGAATCAACTCTCCAGCATTCAAAGAATTCATGCGAAAACAAGGCATGGAATCATATAATCCTAAAGCAGCATTGACCGAAAGCACTTGGTTAATGTATGAAAAAAAAAAATCTAGCTGAGGCAAAAGTAGATAAGGGTAGATCTGATTACGGTAAAGCATCTATAAGAAATTACAGAAGGTCTGGACCAGGACATGGTGAACCTGCAATGTTTGATTCGGAGAATAAGAGAGGAAAGACTATTGATAAGCGTAGAGAGGAGCACAAGTCTAGAAGAGGTGTGAAAGGAGCAAAGGTTCCAGCATATAAGAGAGAAGATTATATTCCTGAAGAAGGTTATGATAGAATGAGAGATGATAAACTTGTGAAGTATGGTACAGGTGGTGGTTCTAGTAAGAGCACCCCAAGTAGACGCACACCTGATAATGAAAAGATAAAAGGTAAGACTGTTCTTCAAAAACAAACTGAGAAAAAGTATGGTAAGGGTGCTACTGCTATGGATGTAGTAAAGGCAAAGATTGCAAAGGGTGAATTATAATGAACTGGAAAGAAGAGTACCGAGATGAGTATGGTGATCTAATCGGTGGTCCGAAAATTTCAAAGAAAAAACTTAAGAAGAATCTTGCAAGCAATGAGAAGGATGAAAAAATAACTAGAAGCGAATCTACAAAATGTGGTAAAGGACAATACTTTTGTAAGGATGAGCAAAAGTGTAAAGCAATACCAGAAGGTTATCATGTAATGCCAGATGGTATGTTAATGAAAGGTAAGAAGCATAGTGTCAATGAAATTGCAATGACACATCCTAAGAAAAAGAAAAATCCATTTGGAAAGAGAGCAGTATTAAAAATGCTTATCAAATCAGTTGCTGAAAGAGAAAGATCAAAGGCAGGTGTAACAAGGGAAGATTATCTTTCAGAACTTAAAAAGAAAACATTAGGAAGTTATGTCAGGAAATCTTCTGCTGATATGGCAGGTGCAGCAATTGATAATGACATGAAAAAAGTTGGTAAAAGATACTCTGGCATTCAAAAAGCAACAAAGAAGTTAGAAGAAGACCTAACAAGTTATAAAGACTTTATGAAAAACGCACAAGCAGCGAGGGAAAGAGTGAAAAGAAAACAAACAGACAAGAAAAAGAAAGATGCTCAGTACTCAGATATGAAGAAGCATGGCATCAAATTCTTTGATAAAAAAGGATCAGGTAGAATGGTTGGTGGTAAAAAGAAATACGACTGATATATAGTAATAGCATATTACATAATCATGACTAAATTTTTACTACCTATTGCTATCAATATAATAGATAAAGCAGTAGACAAGATCCCAGAGGATCTAGAGGATAAACTAAAGGTGTTTGTCATCGGACTTCTTAAGAAGGCTGCTGCCAAATCAGGCAATAAAGTAGACGATCAGCTAGTCGAAGCACTAGAGAAAGCACTACTAGGTTCCTGAGTTTATAAATAATTCTAAGCAAATTGTAGTTCGGGTGTAGAAACATGGCTCTGTGGGGCAACAATGATAACATTGCTACTTTTGGTACAGTAGCAGTTGACGGTACAACTGTCACAGGTACTGGTACTACCTTCACATCCGATGTAACTGTCGGACAGGTAATCCGAGTAGGAGCAAGAGGCGGAGTCGGTACTTATTACGGCGATGCAGTAGTCACAGGTATAACTAGTGACAGAATACTAACCATAGATACTACAGCAGGTTTATCTGCAGTAAGTATCTCGGCAACAAGCTATTATATCAGTGAACTTCCTAAGAGTTCAGTGTTAGATAGTGTATATCAGGAGGATCGATCAGAGTATGATTCGCTAGTCTATGGTATATCAACTGAGACATCAGGTTCCTACCATGTAGGACACCAAGGATGGGTAGGTGTAACGACATATATTGATATGCACGGTTCTCTCAGAGTAAAATCTGAAACTCTAGTTGCTATGTCTGGTGTGTCTACAGGTGCTAACGGTATTGCATATCCTACTGACGAATAAATAAATTTATTTCATTTTATTATGAGATTTGATGAACTGAATGATAGTAACTATCTCCTTTTCGCTATAAAAAATTATGAAAATCCTCAGGCAGTAACTGAGGATGACTTTTATGATGATTTAAAACGAATAAAATACATAAAAAGACTACTGAAACGATATAAGAACAGTGGCGAGTTAAGAACTCATCTGATTCTGAATCATTTTATAGTCCTTTTTAATGTCTTTGGTGATGCAGGAGTGCCTTTGTTATTTTTCAAGTTGGATAAGGAACTATGGTCTTGCACTAAGAGTTTCCTTTCTTATCTTGGTAGGATACCAGAATATCCTTCCACTGAACTAAATAATATTGTTGATGATAATTATTGTCTGGAACAATTACGAGATATCTAATGGATCGTCGCCTTGCTAGGATCATTAAACTTGTTAAAGAAGAAATGGTCGGCAATGCAGTCGGGCAGAGTGGTGGATTTGGCTCTAATGCAGATGCTAAAGGACCAGTTGCTGGTTATGATAAAGGTCTCGGTAAAAAGAAAAAAGACAAAAAACCTTTGAAGCGATATTTGTACGGTGGTGCAGGGTCTAGAAAACGATGGATGTAAATTCTGCCATACTAGAAAGATTGGAAAAAGTTGTCTCAACCTTACAGGAAAACTCTGTAAAGATGGGACAACTTCTTGCTGTTCATAACGAAAAACTTGATAAGCAAGATAGGATTGATGCTGTTTTATTTGAAAAGGTTGATAGTGTTCACAGAGAAGTAACTCGTAAGACAGATGAAATCAAGAAAGGATGCGAGAGAGACATCAGAAAAGTCGATGACCGTCTTAGAACGATGGAAAAGAAAATGTGGACTATCGCTGGTTCTATTGCTGTTATATCTTTCTTGGTTAGTCCAGTCGGACAAAGAATAATTAAACCAGTCTTGACTAATGCACAGGCAGCAAGTATAATATTAGAAGAAACTGTACGCATTGATGGATCTGATAGACTCGAAATATATTAGTCTTCTATCAGCTCGTCTTGAAAAGTTTAAAAAAGTAAAACCAGATCTGTACAACTTTCGTTGTCCTATCTGTGGAGACTCGCAGAAACATAAGAATAAAGCAAGAGGATATTTCTATTCAATAAAGAATAATACTAACTTTAAGTGCCATAACTGTGGTGCTTCACTTTCTTTTGCCAATTTTCTTAAACAGATAGATACTACTCTTCATAAAAAATTTGTTATGGAGAAGTTTAAAGGTGGGTTTGCTGGTAGAAAAGGTGCTTCTGCTATTGCTGCCCCCAAAGAGGTAACAGAATTTGAATCCCCAACATTTAATACTAAGGTAAACCTACCCTTTTGCAGTGACAATGTTCAAGGCCGCACATACCTTGAAAGTAGAAAAATCGATCCTAATAAATTCTATTATGCGGAGAAATTTTGTGAGTTTACGAACTCACTAAAGCAGACATTTGGATCAAATGTAATTGAAGAACCTCGTATAGTCATACCACTCTTTTATAAAAAAGAACTGGTAGGATTTCAGGGAAGAAGTCTAGTTCCAAACTCTGTTAAATATATCACTATAATGCTTTATGATGATGCACCAAAAATTTATGGATTGGATCAAATCAAAGAAGAAACTCCAGTCTATATTACAGAAGGACCCTTCGACAGCTCGTTCGTTCCAAATAGCATTGCTATGTGCGGTGCAGACGGTGATGTTGGGAAGTGGGGTGTTAGCGATCCTGTTTGGGTTTATGATAACGAGCCAAGGAATCGTGAGATTTGTACAAGAATCTCAGACACCATTGATAGAGGAGAAAAGGTAGTGATATGGCCTTCATCTCTTGAGGAAAAGGACATAAACGATATGGTTCTTGCTGGACATGATGTGATGCCCATGCTAAAATTAAACACATATCAAAACTTAGAAGCAAAAGTCAAATTTAACACTTGGAAAAAAGTATGAGTAACGGAACTAAGGTCAAGAAGAGGTCTGGAAGCATCGAACCTCTTGATCTTAATAAGATGCATGTAATGGTAGAAGAGGCATGCAAGGATCTTGCAGGTGTCTCTGCTAGTCAAATAGAAATACAATCTGGGTTGCAATTCTATGATGGAATTACAACTGCAGAGATTCAAGAGATTCTTATTAAATCTTCTAGTGATCTTATATCTCTAGAGAACCCTAACTATCAGTATGTTGCTGCTAGACTGTTGCTGTTTAGTCTAAGAAAAAGTCTTTATGCAAAGATTAAAGATCATCCTAGTCTTGGAGATCATATTACTCAATGTATACTGAAGGGTATCTATGATAAAGATATCACAACAAAGTATAATGATGACGAGATAGATGAACTAGATAAGTCTATAGATCATGATAGAGATTTTCTGTTTACTTATGCAGGACTTCGCCAAGTTGTTGACAAGTACCTAGTACAAGACCGTAGTACTGGTCAAGTATATGAGACTCCACAGTTCATGTACATGATGATAGCAGCTACTATGTTTGCAGATTATCCAAAAGAAAAAAGGTTAGATTATGTCAAAAGATACTACGAAGCAATCAGCAGACACAGGATCAACATCCCAACACCAGTCATGGGAGGAGTCAGAACACCAATTCGTCAATATGCGTCTTGCGTTCTGGTTGATATTGACGACACCTTGGATAGCATTTTTACTTCTGACATGGCCATTGGTAAGTATGTCGCACAAAGGGCTGGTATTGGTATCAACGCTGGTAGAATCAGGGGAATCAACAGTAAAATCAGGGGTGGAGAAGTACAGCACACAGGTGTTGTTCCTTTCCTCAAAAAGTTTGAAAGTACTGTCAGATGTTGCACTCAAAATGGCATCCGTGGTGGATCAGCAACTGTCCACTTCCCAATCTGGCACAAAGAAATCGAAGACATCCTCGTCCTCAAAAACAACAAAGGAACAGAGGACAACAGAGTCAGAAAGTTAGACTATAGTATTCAGTTAAGTAGGTTATTCTATGAGCGTTTTATCGAAAATAAGGAAATCACGCTTTTTTCCCCTCATGATTGTCCTGACTTGTTTGAGAGTTTTGGGACCGATAGGTTTGATGACTTATATCAGCGTTACGAAAATGATCCAACAATCCCCTCAAGAAGAGTTAAGGCACAAGAACTGATACTAAGTCTACTCAAGGAGAGAGCAGAGACAGGTAGAATTTATATCATGAACATCGACCATGTGAATACTCATAGTTCATTCAAGGACAAAGTAGAGATGAGTAACCTCTGTCAGGAGATTACACTACCTACTACACCACTACAGCACATAGATGATCCTAATGGTGAGATTGCTTTGTGTATATTGTCTGCTATCAATGTAGGAACTCTAAGAAGTCTTGACAGTCTTGAAGAGTTATGTGATCTTGCTGTTCGTGGATTGGATGCATTGATTGATTTCCAAGGGTATCCTGTCAAGGCAGCAGAGATTGGAACTAAGAATCGTAGGTCACTTGGTATAGGTTATATTGGACTTGCACATTACCTTGCCAAGCATAAGTTATCTTATAATGATCCAGAAGCACACAACATGGTTCATGACCTAACAGAGGCATTCCAATACTATCTTTTGAAGGCATCAAATCAACTTGCAAAGGAGCAAGGTGCTTGTGGATATTTTGATAGAACTAAGTATGCTGATGGAATTTTACCTATTGATACATATAAAAAGGATATAGATGAGATTGTACCTAATACATTAAACTATGATTGGGATACTTTACGGACTGACATCAAACAATATGGGTTACGGAACTCAACTCTGTCGGCACAAATGCCATCGGAGAGCAGTTCCGTTGTGTCTAATTCAACAAACGGAATTGAACCACCAAGAGATTATTTGTCCATTAAAAAGTCCAAGAAAGGACCTCTTAAGCAGATTGTTCCAGCATATCAATCACTAAAACCACATTACACATTACTATGGGATATGAAAAGTAATGATGGTTATGTTAAAGTTGTTGCTGTTATGCAAAAGTTTTTTGATCAAGCCATTAGTGGTAACTGGTCATACAATCCAGACAACTATCCTGATAATGAAGTGCCTGTCTCAGTCATGGCAAATGATTTGTTAACAACCTATAAGTATGGTTGGAAAACATCTTACTATCAGAATACATATGATAATAAGACAGACGAGGTTGAAGTCGAAGAAGTAAAACAGGGTTTAGAATCACTACTAAGTGAGATTGAATCCACATCAGAGTGTGACGCTTGTGCAATTTAAAACTAACGAAAAAATGTCAGAACCTAAAGGAATGACCGTATTCAATACGAGTACTACAGTTGACACTAAGAAACAACCGATGTTTTTTGGTGCTCCTTTAGGAGTACAAAGATATGATTCATATAAGTATCCTGTCTTTGACAAACTAACTCAGCAACAACTAGGATATTTCTGGAGACCCGAAGAGGTATCTCTACAGAAAGATCGTGCTGACTATCAGACACTAAGACCAGAACAAAAACATATATTTACTTCTAACTTAAAGTATCAGGTCATGCTCGATTCTATACAAGGTAGAGCACCTGGTTTAGCATTTGCACCATACTGTTCTCTACCAGAACTAGAAGCATGTATGAATGTGTGGCAACTTATGGAGATGATTCATAGTAGATCCTATACATATATCATCAAAAATATATATTCTGACCCATCAGAAGTTTTTGATACTATAATAGGAGATAAGATGATTCTCAAAAGAGCAGAATCTATTACTCAGGCATACGATGAATTTATTAACTACGCTCAAGAATGGGGTTCAAGCAATCTCTGGTCACAAAATTCAAAGGGATCACCATCATCGCAGTGGACACAAAAAGACCTTAAAAGATATCTCTATAGAGCAGTTGCTAATGTCAACATCCTTGAAGGCATACGATTCTATGTCTCGTTCGCTTGCTCGTTTGCGTTTGGCGAACTCAAGCTTATGGAAGGATCCGCTAAAATTATCTCTCTCATCGCCAGAGACGAAAATCAGCATCTTGTCATCACGCAAACAATCTTAAACAATTGGTTGAAGGGTGATGATCCTGATATGATTGAAATTGCTAAGGAAGAAAAGGGATGGCTTGTTAATGCATTTAAGTCAGCAGTACAGCAGGAAAAAGAATGGGCAGAGTATCTGTTTAAAGATGGTAGTATGATAGGTTTGAATGAAAAATTATTAGGACAGTATGTTGAGTGGATTGCTAACAAGAGAATGAGAGCAATAGGAATAGATCCTATCTATGATATTGCAATGAGAAACAATCCATTACCTTGGACAACCCATTGGATTAGTTCTAAGGGATTACAAGTAGCACCACAAGAGACGGAGGTAGAGTCTTATGTCGTTGGAGGAATCAAACAAGATGTCAAAAAAGACACCTTCTCAGGATTCAAACTCTGAAGAGATTGAATGGGACATAGAAGAGATGAAGAAAGCAATAATAGATGCTGCCGATGAGTACGATAAGTATGTCGGAGGATAAATACCAATTAGGAAACTGTCACAAGACATGAAGACATTTACACAATTCATGCTAGAATGCTCTCAAGTACAGGAGAGTAGTTTAAGCCGTATTAAAAGTAAATCAGATAAGGGAGGCATGGCAGTCCTCTCTGGAACTCGTACTGGTAAGTCTTCCAAAGAAAATAAAGCAAGAAACAAACAATTAGATAAAGATATTCGTGGTCGTGGTCTTCCTGGTCCTACGAAAACGAAAGGTAAATGGGAAGGAGGAAGTGAACGCAGTCATGTAGTTTCGTCTGGCAAGAAAGGTAAGAGAAAGTTCAAGAAAGAAATTAAGAAGTTGGGTAAGAAGTATGATCAGGATGCAGTCATTGTACAAACTAAAAAGAGTGCTTCATTAAGTGCAACTAGAAAGGGTGGATTGGGTAAGACGAAGAGAAAGGGTATAGGCAAATTTAAACCCCAAGGTAAATCACCAGAGGGTGTAACACAAATCAAAGGAAAAACATTTACTTATGAAAAATAAATCCTACGACGACTCCAACTGGAGACAGGAATACAAAGACTACACAACCAACAAAAGATACCTAGAACTACTTGAGCATGGACCTAAAAGTCTTTCTCAGTCATGGATATTAGGTGCCTTGCATAACGAATGGAAGAAGATGAAGGGTTATGCAGATGATTATGCTGAAGAAAACAAGGGACAACTGCAATCATCATTCAAAGATTGGAATGCTGGAGTCGAATAAATATCCTTATAAGGATTAAAATTGTGTTATGTCTTCTAAAGTAAAACAGCTAACAGATGAATCATTCTACAGGAAAAGATTAGCTGCTGTTGATCCGATATGGGAAGAGTATTATCTTGGTGTCGCTAAAAAGTTAGTGGAGAAAGGATATGAGAGTCCTCGTCTCTTGGATAATATAATAGAAGCACTACCTCGTGAGTTAGATCCTGAGTTTTACTCTGTAATGTGCATGGTTAATCCTCGTTTACATGAGAATTCAGATCTTGCTGAGAAGAAAACTGCAAGAGCAATAATCAAAAGTCTTGCTGCTACTGGTTTTTTTGAAGGAGCAAAGTACGGTTTATATAAAGGATCTGGTAAGGCAGGTGGTGCTATGAAAGATTTCCTTGATAAGAAAGCAGCAAAATTACAGAAAGAAAAGGACAAGCAAAAACCTGAGTATAAGAACAACCCTGCATTTGGTGATCCATCACATCATTCTAATAAAAAAACTAGAACTGAAGCAGTCAAAGCAAAGAGATGGTGGGATGATGATGGAGACGGAAAGGGATATGAGAAGGGTGAGGTAGATGGATCATTTAAAAAAGGTAAGAAGAAAGTAAAAGAGCATCATGAGAAAGATGCTAATGGTAATACAATCCCACATAAACTAGAAGAGAAGAAAGCAGCAAAAGATTATGATGGAGACGGTAAAGTAGAATCAGGTAAGGCAGAATACTTTGGTTCTAAGGATAAGGCAATCAAGAAGGCAATGGGTAAGAAGGTCAAGCATGACTGCTCATCTAAAGTAAAGCACGAACAGTATGGTTTGGGAGAATGTATTAAAGAAATGCATACTCTTGATGAGAATGGTAACATCACTCACTATGATGTGCTATTTGCTGGCAGAAATCTTTTGAAGAATGTTCCTGTTCAAGAGTTGGAAGTTCTTGTTAGTGAAATGCATGAGCATGTAATTAATGATGAAAAGAATAAAGAAGTGATAGAAGGTAGCATGAAGCAAGCAAGAAAGAATGTTGGTGCATCTACTTGTTGGGATGGTTACAAGGCAAAAGGAACCAAGAAGAAAGGTGGTAAAGATGTTCCTAACTGTGTGAAGGAAGAGGATATTGAAGAAGGTAAGGATGGTCTATGGGATAACATCCGTCAAAAGAAAGCAAGAATGAAGTCAGGATCTGGTGAGAAGAAAGCAAAACCAGGTGACAAGGACTATCCAAAGACCTTGAATGTTGAGAATGAAGTTCTCAGTACAGTTAAGAATGTAGTAAGAGAAGGTATTGCTGACTCACACATTGTACACATTGCACCAGAAATAGTTGATTATCTAGAGGAAAGAAAACTATCTTTAGATGTCTATGACAGACTATCTGAGGAGCAAATAGATTATATTATGGGGTTATACATAGAGGAGAAGAAGCAACCAAAGAACTGTGGTTGCGGACAGAATCCTTGTGTGACATATGGTAAGCAAATTGAAAAATGCGACGGAGACTCTGTGGCAAAAGTATAAGGATGTTTTATTTGAGACATTCCCTGACTTAGAAGTAAAAGAAACATGGGCTGATTGGGAAGCAAAAGATGCTACTTTACATGCTGATATTCGTACAGGTAAGCACTTCCTAAAAGCAAGAGAAGCACAGATAAACGATCCAAGATCTGACATATACAACACCATACTTTACCCTAAGACTGGTGCTGATCTTCCCTGTTTTGGTATGGATCTCATGAAGTTTAGTGAGAAGAAAGTTATAATAGTATTTGACTTCCAACATCCAAGAGAAAATTATCTATACTCTGTCGATAGTTTGCCTAAAGACGATGGTAAGTATAGGTTCTTTGAGATGGGTAATCATTTTTCAGAAAATATATTTGTAAGATACTGTAAACCTGAGGAGGTCAATGATTATTTGCCTATGTTTAAAACATATCTTATATGGTATAAACATATCATAGATGAGGCGAACCCTACGGGACTAGATACAACAGTATATAAAGACTTTGATACTTACATGACCAAACTAGATCCTGTTAGAGGATATCTTACAGCAAAGTTTGGTAAGGAGAAGTCAGAATCTTTTGTTGATAATTTTTTATTCTGTTACAAATGAATTATGACAATCCCTGGTACTACAAAGATACAGCTTTCACTTCTGATGATATTGGCGATTTCTTCGGTTTCGTCTACCGCATTACAAATCTCCAGTCGGGTAAGAAATACATCGGACGAAAATATTTCTATCAAAAACGAAAGCCTAGAGGTGGCGGTAGGAAAGTTACATCTGAAAGTGACTGGAAAAAATACTATGGGAGCTGTCCTGAGCTTACTGCAGATAGGAAACTACTTGGAAACTCCAACTTTAAACGAGAAATCATATCGCTCCACACTACAGGAGGATGGGTCAATTATGAAGAGACCAAGCAACTCTTTTTAAATAATGTCTTAGAAGAAAAATTTGATAATAATGAACCGATGTATTATAATAGTAATATACTTGGTCGATACATGAGAAAAAATTATGGCTGAATTTAAAGACGATACTCTTTATGGTACTTCTGATACCCACATGTATATGATGGAGTGGGAGAAGCATTATATGGAAACTTGTATCAATTTACTAGAACCAGCAGGTGATGTATTGGAAATTGGTTTTGGGTATGGTTATTCCGCTACACAAATCCAACAGTTTGATATCAAATCTCATACTATTCTTGAACCAGATGAAGGTGTATATAAAAAAGCATTAAAGTGGGCAAAGAAATATCCTAAAGCAAAAATAATTAAACAAGCATGGCCATGTATAGACAACCTCGACAAGTATGATTGTTTCTTCCATGATCCTTACATTGAGGATGCTGATGAAGAGTTATTGAAATATGGATGTACTAACATGTATTTTTTAATTAAATGTATAAAGGATTTGGCAAAGAAAGATTCTAAATTTTCATTCTTTTGCTCTGTTAACGGAGATAATAATAATGTAGGACAATACTTTGATCGTCTTCAACGCACACTTCTTACTGAGTGTCCATCTGCTGAGTATAAAATTTCTGTATATCAATACGACAGTACAAATGTACCATCTCATTGTAATTATACAAGAGAGGGTTGGTTATATACTCCGTTGATTGAAGTTCAGCAATGATAGATTATCTTTTTCCTACTCCTTTTTATAAAACTAATGTTACATGCCCCAAGAAAGAATGGGATGGCATGATGGATGTATGTGAAAAATTTTATAATAAAAATGTAGAAGAGATTAATGATTGTGGAAATTTTACAGGTGATCAAGACATACCAGAGTTCTTTTTGTTACATACTACTAAGCAATTCTATTGGTTAAACTATCATATGGGTCAGGCAGTTAGAGAATATTTAAAAGAGATCACTGATGATTCAGACTATTCTGTTTTTTTCCAGAAGTCATGGCCGAATGTAACTAGATTGGAGGATGGTGGCAATCCAAATCATTACCATAAAGGATCTCATTTTAGTGGAGTCTATTATCTAAGGACTGAGGGTAGTGGAGGAACTTTAAATCTTACAAGTGGTAATGAAATGGATATGTTACCATTAAATTTAAAACCACACCTAGGGATATTTCAATTCAATCCTGTAGATGGAGATCTAATTGTATTTCCATCTAGTGTAATGCATAATGTTAGAGGTTTTTCTGGATCACATTATAGAGCATCTATAGTGTATGATATATTCATTACATCTTCAGAAACAGTTGATGATCGTTATGAAAACATTGTTACATCACCACATCTATGGGTAAGAGTATGATTGCTAAAGTATATGACAACTTATTTTCTCCTGCATTTGTAGCAACTACAGATGAGATGGTGGTTAATCTACCTGTTTCATGTACTAATGAAGCAAATGGCAGACGCTATCCTGATGGTGGAGGTGGTACTCATAGATTATTTGGTGAGAATTTATTTGAAAGAACTAGTGTTAATACAGTTACAAACTGGTCACCTAAAGCACCTATGTTTCTTAATATGTTGCGACATATTGAAGAGGTAACTGATACAACATATTATTTGTCGAGAATAGATATAAATTTACAGCATTCTTTTTGTGATGGTAGTGCTCATCTTGATGGTGATCTTAGTAATTCAACTATCATGTACTTCTCAAATTGCCAATGGGAAAAAGAGTGGGGTGGTCAGTTCCAAATACTTGATGAACAACATGGTAATGTTATAGAAGAGCATGAGTATGTGCCTGGCAGAGTTATTATTTTTCCATCTAATTATTGGCATAGAGGTCTAGGACCAAGGCATCCATATGTGTATAGATACAGTATAGTATGGAGAGTAACTGCTGTTAACAGTATTGATTTATGAGAGACTATAATTATATTACGGATCTTAAACCATCCATTGCAACAGTTCCTAAATTTTTATCAGCACAAGATTTTTCTTATGCAGTAAAGTTTGCTAAAGACTCACCTTACATATGGGGTGAGAGTGATGCTGGTAATTTAAAACCAACAGGAATGATCTATGACATCATGGATGAAATGATTGGAGTTGGTGAGTTGGATAATGGAGAGATTGTACCTGAGGCCGAAAGGAACATAGCAATAAGTGATAAGGATCAGCATATAATTGATATGTTTGATGAAAATATATGTTCTAGGTTTCCAGAGATGGAACAGTATGAATTGTATAGAGCATATATTAATTGCTTTGCTCCTAGAGAGATAGCAAATTTTCATCAAGACTGTGCAGATGGTTACGATGCTGTAACTTTTATATTTTATGGCAACGAACTCTATACTGGTCTAAATGAGGGTGGGGCAACTGAGTTTTATCTTGATGATAAAATTATTGCTATACCACCAGTACCAAATACCATACTAAAATTTACTGCATGGGTTTGGCATAGAGCAACTCCTCTTAAATCTGATCATCGTTTTACTTATGCATTCAAGTACTGTAGAAAAGATAATTAAAGATGATCGTTACTTCATAGAAGATAATTTATTTCTTCCTGAGGTTATAGATGAGTTAAGAGACTTTGCATTGACTACAGATGTTAAGAATGATTCCTATGAGGGATACTATTCTATAAACTTCTCAAAAGATTCATTTCCAATTGTTCTGTTGGAGGATATAGTCACCTCACTCAAATTAAAATATCAATTTTTAGGAGAATTTTCTAGAGGTTGGGCATTTGTACACGATAATAATGCTGATGGAGTTACACCTCATGCAGATCCAGCAAAATATAATATTAATCTTTGGGTTAGTCCTAATGAATCTGTCCAAGATTCAGAGAAGAATGGATTAATTCTTTATGATATACAACCACCACCAAGTTGGAGTTGGGAAGAGTATAATAATGATATAATAATGATAAGAAAATATCTAGAGTATACTAAATCCAAGAAGACTGTCATCCCATATGCATGCAACAGACTTTTAATTTTTAACTCTAAATATTTTCACGAAACTAACAAGGTCTCTATGATTGAGGGATCAAATAATCGAAGAGTAAACTACACATTCATGTTCGAGTGACTAAATTTTTTAAAGCATCTGATTTTGAATTTAATTCTAACTGGGCGATCAATGTCGAACCTTGGAGGGATTCTAGGATCATGTTTGTTGATGATGTATATAAGTATCCAGATAGGGTGTATTCATACCTGAGTTCTATTCAAGCAATCAGAACTCATAAATCTATTAAGGGGTCTAAGAATGGTATAGACTTTATGGATGGTCAGACGGCCATTGATAATAGATGGGATCAAAATAGAAAGTTTCTTATTGAAATGCTTGCTGATGCTTATGGTGTTGCAAATATAGATCCAAATGCTGTTCCAAATACTACTAATACTTTTAGATTAATATCAGATTATCCTGGTGCTGGTAACTATTGGCATCCACATGTGGATGGACAGTTAAACTTTATGATCTATATGAATCCATCTCATCATATGAAAGCAGGTACTACTCTATACCATGCTGCCAATACAAAAGCAAAAGCATTCTTAAAAAAGAGAGATACAGAACATAGCAATCCTTGGAGAACAAAGAAGCAGTTCACTGAAGAGTTATGCATATTGGATAGGTTTAATCAAGGAGTTGTTTTTCCTGGTCAGTGGTTCCACGGTCAAGCAATAACGGACAATTTTTTTAAAACCACTACAAGATTTACTGAAGTTACTTTTATTTGAATTATGCTAAGAATTAAATGCAAGAGATGTAATACTGAATTGGTCAGTAGCAATAAAGTTCAGAGTTGTGGGTGTACAAACCGAACTATTCTGGATGGAGATACTGTGTCGGCAGTTAACCTATCAGAAATATTATTAATAAATACTACAGCGAATGTCAGGGAAACTGGACATTTAACGAAAGATCAGTTAGAATGGCAAGAACAACGCCGTAAAAGACGGATCCGCAAACTTACCTACGAGGAACGATGATCGACTTAGATGCCAGATACCACGAATATTTAATAAGAGATAATAAAAATTTCAGACTTGATGGCATTGATGAGAAAGTCAAAGCGTATGGTTATACGGATGATGGACAATCAATAGATGGTTACTATGTGACCACAGAAAATTATACTTTCTATTTCTGCACGAAAGGAACCTTTAAAGGTAAGAAGGAGTTAGTTAAGTGAGTGGAGACTGCAAGAACCAACCAGTTATTTTCTATAGTAAAGAGATGACTGTTGCAAAGAAGATACTTTTGTCAAAGGAAGGTGTCAAATTTGCATATGATATTTTCAAAACAGAAAAAGAATTGACAAACGATAACCACTAGACTATAATAGTTGAGTTAACATATCCAAAACAATGTCTTTGTCGAGTAAGTTCAAGAAAGACTTGAGTACACTTCGTGCTGCAGCAAACAAGGAAATTTTCCTAGACCTGAAGCATCCTAAACTATACAAGAAGGTTAGAAGGTACTACGAGAACGAAGGACTCATTCAATTTTCAGGCAACGATTTTGCGGACTACGATGTCCTAATGGATGTAATCTCTGAAGATCTTTAATCATGTCTTGTGGAAAAAATCATGCCTATGACACCTATCAGACTGCTGCTGATGGGGTTAAACTCGCAGTCATAGAAGCACTAAATATAGACGAAGAGACAGATACGCTAAAAGAACTCTGGAGTACTTATTTAAAACTCCGTTCTATAGCTGATAACTCTGCACAGCATTCCTCTACCTCTCCTTTATTCGGTGATGATGGATTTCATTCACCACTAGGCGGTGATGTAACTTTCACTGTAGGATCAGGTACAACAGAAACATATAATATAGATATCGATACCAGCACTCTTAATGTCGGATTAGCAACCGATATTATGACAGGTATTGATCTTGAAGATTTAAGTGAAGGTCTGGGTGCAGGTGAGTCTATATCATTCGGTTAAATGAAAGCACTAATCACAGGTATTACTGGACAGGATGGATCGTACCTTGCTGAATTTCTCCTTGAAAAAGGATATGAAGTTCATGGCATAGTCCGTCGTTCTTCCCTCATTAATACACACAGGATCGATCACATATATGATCAGATTCAACTCCATTATGGAGACCTGACTGACTCAGGTAGCATCATTAGTTTGGTTCAAAAGATCAAACCTGATGAGGTTTATAATCTCGCTGCTATGAGTCATGTAAAGGTGTCGTTTGAGATACCTGAGTATACTGGTGAGGTAGATGCTCTTGGAACCCTTCGTCTTCTAGATGCAATTCGTCTTCTAGATCACGAGTGTAAGTTCTATCAAGCATCCACCTCAGAGTTATATGGGTTAGTGCAAGAAGTCCCACAAAAAGAAACTACACCGTTCTATCCTCGTAGTCCTTATGGGTGTGCCAAGTTGTATGCCTATTGGATAACAAGAAACTATCGTGAAGCATATGGAATCCATGCTAGTAATGGAATTCTATTCAACCATGAATCCCCTAGGAGAGGCGAAACTTTTGTAACTAGAAAGGTTACAAGAGGTCTGTCTCGTATCTCTACAGGGATGGAGTCAGAACTACTGTTAGGTAATTTAGATGCTAAGAGAGATTGGGGACATGCCAAGGACTTTGTTCGTGGTATGTGGATGATCACTCAACATCATACACCTGACGAGTTTGTTCTTGCTACTGGTAAGATGCGTAGCGTTAGAGAATTTGTTGAGGAAGCAGCAACCTATTTTGGGTTGAATATTGAATGGAGAGGTGAAGGTATGGAAGAGGTTGGTTATTGCAAATCTCTCCGTAGAAACATCATCAAAGTTCACCCTAAATATTACCGCCCAACAGAGGTCGAAGAACTTTTAGGTGATGCAACCAAGGCAAAAGAAGTCTTGGGGTGGGAACCTGAGTTATCATTTACTGATCTTGTAGAAGACATGTGTATTTACGGACAATGAACTGTAGCAAATTTCACGAAATTAAAAAATGTAGGGTCTGTGGCAACGAACATTTTGATGTCGTCCTCGACCTAGGTGATCAATATCTTTCTGGTATATTCCCTAAAGAAATTGATAAGGACATGTACAAAGGTCCCCTAACTCTCGTTAAATGTAATGAGAAGAAAGGTGGATGTGGTCATGTTCAATTACAACATACCTTTGATCTCCCTACCATGTATGGAGATGAGTACGGATACCGTTCTGGACTAAACAAAAGTATGATTCGCCATCTCAAAGAGAAGGCATTGAAAATTCAGAGTGATGTTGAACTTGAGTCTGGTGATATCATAGTTGATATTGCTGGTAATGATGGAACCTTCTTGGGATTCTTCCCTAAGGACTGTCAGTTAATTAGTATCGATCCTACCTCTAAAAAATTCAAAGATTATATTCCTGAGAATGTAAGTTACATTGCTGACTTCTTTTCTGCAGAGAAATTTCATGAAAGGTTTGGTAAACAGAAGGCAAAGGTTATAACATCCTTCTCTATGTTCTATGACTTAGAAGATCCATGTGAGTTTGCTAGACAAGTTCGTGCTTGTTTAGAGCCAGGTGGTGTTTGGGTGTTAGAACAAAGTTACATGCCTGAGATGTTAAGGCAGAATTCATTTGATACTGTATGCCATGAGCATCTATCATACTATGGTATGAGACAGATCAAATATATTATGGACAAGGCAGGATTTAATATCATTGACTTTGATTTTAATGATGTTAATGGTGGTAGTATTTCTGTAGTTGTTTCTCCTTTAGGTAAGGAATGTACTACAAAATTAACTGCTCTTCTTGCTAGTGAAATTGAACAGGGTTTAGATACTACTGTGCCTTGGGATGAATTTGGTGATAGAATCAATTCATGTAAGGAACAGTTCTGGAAGATGCTTGATTATTATAAGAAGAACAATGCCAAGATCTGTGCATTAGGTGCTAGTACTAAAGGTAATGTAACTCTCCAGACATGGGAAATTACTCCTAATGATATTGCAGTCATAGGTGATGTCAATCCAGACAAGGATGGTTCTTATACACCTGGTACTTGGATTCCTATTAAGGATGAAGAGGATGTTATGTTATGGGATTATGATGTTCACATCGTATTGCCTTGGCACTTTAGAGATTTCTTCCTAAAGAATCCTAAGTTCAAAGGTAAGAGATTTTTATTCCCCTTACCAGAACCAGAAATTGTTATTGCTCAATGAGACTGAGAACAATGCATAAACAATCTAGAATCTTCGTTGCAGGTCACAAAGGACTAGTAGGATCTGCAATAGTTCGTCGTCTTAAACAAGATGGGTACGAGAATATTATCACTCGTACTCGTCAAGAAGTTGATCTTCTTGATCCTGTAGCAGTTGAGAATTTTTTTAGAGATACTAAAATAGATTTTGTCTTTGATGCTGCTGCTAGAGTCGGTGGCATTCATGCTAATGATGTGTACTCTGCAGAGTTTATCTATCAGAATACACAGATTCAAATGAATCTTATTCATTATGCATATAAATGGCATGTCAAGAAATTTTTATTCCTAGGATCAGTTTGTATCTATCCTAAGTTTGCTGAGACTCCTGTAAAAGAAGAGTCATTAATGTCAGGTGAATTAGAACCTACTAATGAAGCATATGCCATTGCTAAGATACATGGTATAGAAATGTTGAAGATGTATCACAAACAGTATGGATTTAAGGGTGTATCATTGATGCCATCTAATCTATATGGTCCTGGTGATAATTTCCATCCCGAAAATGGACATGTGATACCTGCATTGATGACTAAGTTTAACAACGCTACTGAAGATGTTGTTACTTGTTGGGGTGATGGTACACCTATGAGAGAGTTTACCTATGTTGATGATCTAGCAGACGCATGTATGTTTGCTATGGAACATTATCAAAATGCTGAGTTACTCAATGTTGGATCGGGACAAGATGTTTCTATCTTCCATCTAGCACATAAGGTTGCTGCTGTTACTGGATACAATGGTAAGATAGAATGGGATACTAATCGTCCTAATGGTACACCTAAGAGACCATTAGATTACAGTACGATATCAGACAAAGGATGGAAACCAAAATATACTTTAGATGAAGGTCTCGCTGAGACATATAAATGGTTTATAGAGCACACTTTTATACAGACTAAATGATTGGTATTAATTATGTTGGCAAGCGTAAAGAGCGTCTAGCAAATCAGATGTTTCAATATGCTGCTGTGAAAGGTATAGCAAAAAATAGGGGGTACAACTGGTGTGTACCTCCTTCTAATTGGAGATCTAGTAAGGATGACTGGGAAGAACATCAACTGTTCCAACCATTCAAATTAACATCAATGAGTCCGTTACAAATACAAAGGATTGATGATAGTCGTCCTATTGTAGAAGAAAAATCATTTCATTTTGACGAAGAGTTATATAATAATTGTCCAGATTTTGCATCACTTCTTGGATTCTTTCAGTCAGAAAAATATTTTTTAAATGTTAGAGAAGAATTATTAGAAGACTTTACTTTCCTTGATGAGATTGCAGATCCATGTAAAGAAATGATGAGAGGAGTTGATAATCCTATTGCACTTCATGTTAGAAGAACAGACTATGTTCACTATAAACACCATCCTATTGTTGATATAAATTACTATAGGAAAGCACTGAGTATGTACGACTCAGATCGCACCGTCGTCATTTTTTCAGACGATCCTTCTTGGTGTATGGAGCAGGAGTTATTTTCTGATGATCGTTTCATAGTATCTCAAGCAGACAATCAGTATGTTGATCTTTGTTTAATGACCATGTGTAATGATTTTATTATTGCTAACTCATCATTCTCTTGGTGGGGTGCATGGTTGTCTACTAATCAAGATAAGAGAGTGGTTGCACCATCTAAATGGTTCGGTCCTCCTTTGGATGCCCAAAATGATACCAAGGATTTATATTGTAAAGGTTGGGAATTGGTATGAAAGTTGCATTACCTAATGGAAAGTTAGCGATTATATTCATCGGTACTAATAAGTATCTTGAATTCTTCCCTAGCTATTTTAATTCTTGTATGGATAACTTAGCACCATCAAGTTGGGTTGAAAAACACTTCTTTGTTTTTAGTGATGGTAAAGTAGAGGGAGACCTTCCTGACAACATTACATTTGTTCCGACAGAACATAAACCTTGGCCAGCAATTACCTTAGAAAGATTTCATACTATCTTAACGATAGAGGATAGACTCAAGGACTTTGACTGGATTCTTTTCTTGGATGCTGACATGGAAGTCAGACAAAGAATAGAGAGCAACGAACTTTTTACTGCTAAAGATTTTATTGGAGTTCATCATCCATGTCATTATAAAACTGGTACAGGAACCTACGAAAGGAATCCTAAATCAGGAGCATGTGTGACAGGTGATCAAACCAATTACTATCAAGGATGTTTGTGGGGTGGTAAAACTTCTGCTGTTATTCCCATGATGAAGACTCTAAAAGATAGAGTTGACAAGGATTATGAGAATGATATAATAGCAGTGTGGCATGATGAAAGTCATTTAAACAAATTCTTCATTGATAATGAGGATAAATTACATGCTCTTTCACCTGACTATGCATTTCCAGAATGTTATCCTGACTATCCTTTTGAACAAAAAATTGTACATCTAGCAAAAGACAATAAATCTTATCAACAATGACAGATCCTAATGCATGGCAAATGCCAACCTTCTATACTTCTGACAAAGCATCTAAACTTAGAAGAACTTTTCCTGGTTTAAATTTAATAGACAGGCAGAATTTTTCTCAGTGTTATCAGGACATGTTTGTCCTGTGTATGCTTGATGGAAAACCTAAAGGAACATTTGTAGAGATTGGGTCAGGACATCCTGTTATCTCTAATAATACTGCCCTTCTTGAAGCTAGATATGAATGGACAGGCATAGGTTTTGAAATCAAAGAGCATGAAGCAGACCTGTACAATGAACATCGTAAAGCACCTGTTGCTTTAGGTGATGCTACTACTGCAGACTTTGATGCTTTGTTTAAAGAGGTTAAATTAGGACCAGTATTTGATTATCTACAAGTTGATTGTGAACCAGCACAGGTTACATTTGATGCTTTGAAAAAGATAGATCTATCCAAGTACAAATTCGCAACTATTACATTTGAACATGACTCGTACAATGATGGCAACACTGTCAGGGATGCTTCAAGAGAGTATCTTAAGTCTTTTGGTTATAAGCTTATTGCTGATAACATCTCGGTAGATGACTCTCACCCATTTGAAGATTGGTGGTGTCACCCAGACCTAGTTCCATCACACTGCATAGATGATATGCTTTGTGTTGATGGAGAGGTTAAAAAAGCAGAGGACTATATGCTTATTCCTCTAACAGTATTAAAAAAATGAGTGATTTTGCAGTCTTAATTTACCTTGTGTTTTTTGTATCTTTATGTGGTGCAGCATTTGCATTCATGTGGAAGATGATGACTGTAACTTTACAAGATTTTGAAGCACCCAGAGAGGTAAGAAATATTCATCCAGAAATGAGAGATGTAAAATCTGGAGAGTCTCTTCTTGTATTCAATCCTCAACAAGAAGATGATGATGACGATGATGATGAGGGTGATATTATTATCGTAAGAAAATGAAATGTGTTCTCTGGGGTTACCCACTACATACTGATACCTATTCGTATGTTCATGAAGGATTTAAAAAAGCATTAGAGCGTAGTGGTCACAAAGTTTACTGGTTTCATGATAAAGATTATCCAGATGATTTTGATTATGATGATTGCGTTTTCTTTACTGAGGGTTATGCTGATAAAAACATACCTTTAAGATCATCATCTGTTTACTATGTACATGTATGTGTCAATCCTCAGAAGTATCTTGGTAATGTAAAGAAACTAATTGATGTTAGATATCATCAAGATAGTATGGACAATGATAACTATGAGTTTCATCACAACATTAAAGATTTTGAAGAGTTAGATACTGGAGTTTGTATTGATAGAAGAGAATCTCAAGTACAGGGATATGATATTACATATCTTGCTTGGGCAACTGATCTTATGCCAGAAGAATTTGATGAAGAGTGGGTAAATATTGAGAGAGAAAAAATATACTATCATATTGGTAGTGTGTCAGCAGAGGGTCGTTTTAAGAACGCACATTTAATACAAGAATTTGGACAAATGTGTGCTAAAATAGATGTGAAGACTGCATGGTCTAATCCGTGGACTAATCCTCTTGAAGGTGATGTCATGAGAGACCTCATGCAAAAGTCTTTCTTGTCTCCTGATTTAAGGAATGATACTCATAAGAGATGGGGTACTAAAACTTGTAGATTATTTAAGACTATGAGTTATGGTAATCTAGGACTGACTAACTCACCTAAACTTGCTGAGTTTGCTGGTCCTGAAATCATCTGCAAAGAAAGCATTCCAGAATTATTTGAAGAAGGTCTTCGTCATATGAATGACAAGGAACTTCTTCGTAGACAGATGCAACACACTAAAAAGCATCATACATATGTTAATCGTATTAATGGACTCTTGAGATTGTTATGACAAAACTAAGTTTTGGTTTCATCGTTGGTGGTGGAGATAGTTATTATAAGAATTTGATGAGAGCTTGTGAATCTTTAGAGAGGATTAAACAAGATCATGAGATTGTTATCATTGACATGGATGATCGATTAGATATTGATGATCCCAATGTAAAAATTATCAAAACTAAGGCAGAAAAATTAGAGAATAAAGATGATAGGAATTATTTCCAACCTCATATATGGGCAGAAAGATATAATCTTTTCAAACATGTAGAGACTGAGCATTGTATTTACTTAGATACTGATACTGTTATCATCAATGATAGAGTTGATGAACTTATTGAAGAGGCAGAAGATAATTTTTTATGTACTCAACATTGGTGGGTTCCTACCCTTGCTGACTACATGAATAAGGTAGAAGTAATGACAGGTGGATTATCTAAGTATCTTCCTGAGGATAGACTCACATATAACTATGCATCATCTGGTGCATTCTTATTTCAGAAGGACAAGCATGATCATATATTCAATCGTTATGGTGAAATCTTTAAAGATATATTTAAAGATGGTGGAGTCCATCCTGGTGTCACTGATGAACTTATTCTCTGCTTGACATTGAATGAACTAGGAGGATATCATTTTACTAACGGTGCATTCAATCATTGTGCTGCTAATGATCAGCAAGATATGAAACTTGTTGATGGTGTATTCTATGGTAAGAATCCACAAGATGATGACTACGAAAAAGTATTTGTTTTTCATAGTGCCTATCAAAACATTGCATCATTAATAACTCACAGTCCTGCTTTTCATGATGATATTAAGAAGGTTATGTATTGGGAGGATTATCAATGAAGATCGCTCAAGTAGGTCCAGGTATAATGCAGATTCCACCAGACGGTTGGGGTGCTGTAGAGATGTTGATCTGGGATTATACAACAGTCCTTAGAGAACTTGGTCACCGTGTTGAAATAATCAATACACCTGATAGAGAACTAATTAAGTTTGAGGTTGAGCATGGTAAGTATGATGTAGTGCATCTACATTACGATGTTTTTAGTGATATAATTCCTGATCTTGTTCCTCTATGTAAGAGACTGATTGTTTCTAGTCACTATCCATATGTAAATACACCTCACATGTGGGGTAGAGATCAGTATGGAGAGGTTGCTGATAGAATAATTCACAATAAAGATTTTCATATCTTTGCATCAAGTCAAAAAGATATTGATTCATGGGTTAAGTATGGTGCTAACAAAGATAACTGTTGGTTAAGTAAACTAGGTGTGAGACCATATCCATATAAGTTTGATGAGTTTGCTAGTTGGAATAGAACATTATGTTTCTCTCAGATTGTAGATCGTAAGCGTCAGTATCTTTTGGAAGAGATAGACACTGTAGATTTTATGGGAAGGATGGAGCGTGGTGGTAAGTTTAAGAACACTGCAAATTATAAAGGTGAAATACCTAGAGAAAAATTAAATGATTACATCACATGTTATTCTAATATTGCATTGCTTAGTGAGGTAGAAAATACTACACCACTTGTTATTAAGGAAGGATTGATATGTGGTCTAGGTGTTGTGTGTTCAGAGACTGTTGCTGCTGAATTAGATACATCTAAACCTTGGATAGATGTCATCCCAGAGACAGAAATAAATAATGTCGATACTGTTCTTAAGACTATAGAAGAGAACAGACAAGTGGCTAAGCAACATAGAAAAGAGATCAGGGAATACGGTATCAACGAATTCGGTCTTGAAAATATACTTGCTTATGAATACATCCCCAAACTTGAATCATTATTATGAAAATCAGTATCGTAGGACCTGCTACACCAATTCCACCTGTGGGATGGGGAGCAGTTGAAAGTTTGATCTGGGATTACAAAGTAAACCTAGAAAGATTAAATCATAAAGTTGATATCATAAACATTAATAATCCTAAGGAGATTATTAAAAGAATTAATGATTACCAACCTGACTTTGTTCATATACAATATGATGATTGGATAGTATTGTATCCTTACATACAGTATCCTTGTGCATGTACGACACACTTTGCATACCTTGAGCAACCAAACAAGATGGATGCTTACGGTAGAATCTTTGGACTATTTCAAGAAGCTAAACCAAATGTATTTTGTCTCTCAGATAGTATTAAAAAAGCCTATTCTATACTTGGTGGTATTCCTGATGACAATTTATTTGTTGTACCTAACGGAGTCGATCTCACCAAGTTCCGTAATACAGATAATCCAGAGTTCCCTGATCGTAGCATCTATCTAGCAAAGATTGATTACAGGAAGCGTCAACATAAGTTCCAGTCCATAGATAGTCTCTTCTTTGCTGGTAATATAGCAGACAAAAGATTTAATCAGAACCATAATTATCTTGGTGAATGGAAGAAAGAATATCTACATGACTATCTGACAGACTATGGTAACCTTGTGCTCCTATCAGACGGTGAAGCACACTCTCTGGTTATCATGGAAGCATTTGCTGCTGGTCTTGGTGTAGTTGTAAGTCAGTTTGCTACTGCTAATCTAGATCTTGATAAAGAATTTATTACTGTAGTTGAAGAGGATAAGATTGACGATCCACAATATGTAGAGTATGCTATTAAGAAGAACAGAGAGTACTCCGTTGCTCATAGAGATGAGATCTTAGAGTATGCTAAGAACTTCTGTTGGGCAAAAGTAATTACTGATCATTACTTACCTACTGTTCAGAAAGTGATAGACAAACATGGATAAAAATAAATCTGCATCAAAATTAAAAGATCTTCCACACATCTATTGGATTAATTTAGATGGTAAGGAAGACCGTCGTTTGCGTACAGAACAGATGCTTTCGTATTGGGAGGTAGCAAACACTAGAATCTCTGCTTACGATGGTCGTGAAGACGATCTGAGTGATATTGTGTATGGTAAGTATCCAGATAATATGTCATCGGGTGAGATAGGTTGTGTTACATCACATCTAAAAGCAATTCAATACTGGATGGAAACATCAGACGATGAGTATGCAATCATAATGGAAGATGATTGTGACATGGATTCTGTTAAGCACTGGCCATTTACTTGGAAAGAATGGTTTAGATGGGCACCTGCTGCTTGGGATATATTACAGTTAGCAGTTATCAATCCAGCAATACCTGTGATGCAGATCCATCATAGATTTGTAAATGATTTCTCTACTGCTGCTTATGTTATCAATCGAACATATGCAAAAAAACTTTTAGGATTGTATCTAAAGAAAGGAAAATATAAGTTAGACTGTAGAATTAAACCTAGATCTGTAGCAGATGATTTAATCTATAACAGTGGTTTGACATTCTCTATGCCAATATTCATGTATCGATGTGACATGGGATCAGACATTCATGATCAGCATGTGGATGTATATCATAAGAATTGTCACGATGCTCTCTGGAACTTCTGGAGAAACGATGCTCCTCTAGTGGAGGACTGGAATCAGTACTTCGATTTGAACCCATACCTAGGTAAATTGCCACCAGGTTTTGAAGGGGCTTGACAGGAAAGATAAGTTCTGTTAATATAAATAACTTCATACAAAGGACTCGAAAGATCGTAACCCTGCGTAGATGTAATCAAGATCCCATGTCGAGGGGTCTATCATCCGCAGGTTTTTTAATGCCTTGCGAGATACTTTAAAAAAAACATGACTAAACTAACAATCGCTGCAGTAGCAGCATCTCCATTCCTCTTCGCTGGTGCAGCTTTTGCTGGTCCATATGTGAATGTAGAAGCAAATGGTTCATACCCTGATGGTTCATACACATCTGGTGCTCTAGAACTTCAAGTTGGATACGAAGGAGCAACACCTGGTGGTCTTAACTGGTATGTTTCTGGTGGTCCTACAGTAACTCACACAGAGTCAACAGATGACTTCGGTGATGTAGAACTTGCTGGATACCTTGGTGGATCTACAGGACTTACAGAGAAAGTTTCTCTTTATGCAGAGGTCTACGGTGCAACAACACCTAGCGATGACATCGACTTCTCTGGTAAGATCGGTACAAAATTCGTATTCTAAATAATAGAGTTCGAGATGGATCGAGACCCTCTACTTAGTGGAGGGTCTTTTTTTATGCCATGTTATATTAAGAGAGTGTTACAAATATGAAACACAAATGTTAAAATAAGATTAAATTATAGGTAATATAAGGTATATTTACTCATGTTCGGACATCCGAATGTAAACAAATTTGACAAAACTTTATGTTTGCTATATAATTATGTTACACAACTTTACAAAAGGTTATGACTTCTACAACAACCAGATCTACTGATCGTTATACAACAACAGAATCTGGTGGTCGCCAGAACATCTTCTCTATAGAACCAAAACTTAGAGCAGAAGAAGGCTACGAAGGTTATGGACCTAATGCTGAAAAACTTAACGGTAGATTAGCAATGATCGGTCTCGTAGCAGGATTCGTATCCTATGTTGCCACTGGAAATTTCTTTTTCTTTGGACTAGCAGGATTCTAAGGAGACTTAGATGAAGATCAATTCACAATTCACAATCAACAAACAGGACAAACTCATGACACCAGAAGCAGAAAAGTTTAACGGATGGATGGCAATGATTGGATTCGTTGCAGCATTCGGAGCATACGCAACAACAGGACAAATCATTCCAGGTATATTCTAAATGAAATACTGGAAAGAAGCAGAGCAAACTAATGGTCGCCTAGCGATGATGGGTTTCTTTGCACTCGTCGTAAATTATGGATTCACTGGTTGGATAATACCAGGAATCTTCTGATCTTAACAGGTCTCTTTCAATTCTACCCCTACTCAATCTAAGAACAATGACTAACAAAACAGAAACAAAAACAATCGAAAAGGAAAAGGTATTTGCAGAAAAGCTTAATGGCAGATTCGCAATGCTTGGCATCATCGCAGGACTAGGTGCTTACCTAACAACAGGACAAATCATACCAGGTTTCGTATAATGAACAGTAATAAAGACATCTTCGAGAGAGCAGTCGGTAGACCAGCAATGTTTGCATTCGTTCTATTCGGTGGCATCTACTTAGCAACAGGTCAACTTATACCAGGTATTGTATAATGAACTCATTAAAGAGAAAACCAGTTCCTTTTAAGTTTGTACCTTACATCTTTATGGTAGCAATTATGTCTGCCATTCCTACAGGTGTAATAGTATAATGAAACTTCTTATCCAGATAATGTTCTTAGGAACAATTGCAGCAGCAACAGCGTATGCTCCAACAGTAGCGTACATATAATGACTTGCACATTGTTCACGATCAAAAGATCTACTCTAGTAAAACTACTGGTGGCAATAAACCTACCTTGGTTAGTAGTATCTGCTAGTGCAGCATCTCTGGTAGGTACAATTACCTAAATAACTATTCGTATTAAAATTTTACTCAACCATTAATGTCCGATTTTATCGTAGCATCAACCGATATCAGTCCATTCCAAGCAGTACTCTGGTGTTTCTATCCAGTAGCACTGCTTGTGGGTGTGGAATTATTCCTCCGTGCTGCAAATGATGATGACGATGATGATCCCGAAGGTGGAGTAATGTCACCAGTATACCAAGGAACTTAACCATGATTTACACATTAACATTCGCATGTGCAGTAGCATTTACTGCAGTCAACGGACTACCGTTCGTATTTTCATAAACAAAAAGCTGAGGAGCACAAGCACAAATGACTCAATTCCTAATGAAGAATGCAGGATATATGCCTGTGTTTGAATTCTTTTTTTTCCTGACTGTGGGAGTTACAGCAGGAACTCTCGGTATAATATAATATATAAGTTACAGTAATAATTTTAGTATGATTCGTAAGAAAAGAATACCTGATATGGATTTTATCCTAGCAGGATCTCTTACATCTGATGACGGTAAGAGAATAATAGATGATCACTACTCAACCTCTGCATGGTTTGCAAATAAGAAGGTTATATTGTTTGGTGTACCTGGTGCTTTCACTCCAACTTGTACTGCAGACATGCTTCCTAATTGGGAATCATACTACGATAAGTTTGAGAAAGACTTTGGTATAGATTCCATCTACTGTACTGCTGTCAATGATAATTATGTAATGCATGCATGGAAAGAAGCATTGGGTATTGAGAAAGTAGAAATGCTTCCTGATGGTAACGGAGAGTTAGCAGAAGGGATAGGTATGTTAGTTAAAAATATTAATCGTGGATATGGTAATAGGACTTGGAGGTATGCAGCATATGTAGTTGGTGGTATAATAGAGGAGTTGTTTGAGGAACCAGGTAAAATGAATAATTGTCCTAACGACCCTTATACTATATCTGATGCTGCTCATGTTTATAAAGAACTGAGAAAAAAACTCCTCTAAATAATTTACTAAGAAAATTAATCATGCAAAAAATTATTAATGTCATCGCAGTATCGTCTGGTGTTGTATCTCTTGCCATTGTTGTTGGTGGGGTATCTGTATATGTCAGCAGAGATGCCATCATTGATGGTATTAAATCACAAGTTATGGAATCAGTTACTGGATCTATTCCAGGCATTGGTGCATTGGGTGGAACAGAGTCACTCCCATTAGGATCTAATGATCTACCACCACTCTCTCCTACTTCTGGTTTAGGACTTCCTGCTCCAGGCAATCCATTTTAAATGAAGATAGCAATTGTTGGTGCAGGTAACGGTGGTTTAATCGTTGCTCTGCACCTTTTGCGTGAGCATCATAATACTGATGTAGAAATTGAGATATACTATGACCCATCTATTCCTATTGAAAAGGTTGGTCAAGGTTCTCTTCCAAATTTTACTGGAATTATTTCTGAAGTATTAGATATTGATTGGTATAATAATCCAATAGATGCCACAATAAAATCTGGTATATTATATGAGGGATGGGGACAGAAGAAAGATAAATTCTTCCATGCATTCCCTATGGATTTTGTTGCGACACATTATTCTCCTCATAAGTTGAGAGAGTATATGATTGAAAAGAATGTATGTAAGTTTATAGAACAGAATGTAGAAGATTGTAATGATATAGATGCTGATTATGTTTTTGATTGTAGAGGAACACCTAAGGATCTAACATACTATAACACTATAAAGAATCCTTTGAACTCTGTTGTCTTAGGACAGAAGAATGAAGTAGATCATAATCAAAAATGGACTAGGGCAGTAGCAACTCTTGATGGGTGGACATTTGTTATCCCTAATAAAGAACATACTTCATATGGTTATCTTTATAACAACAAGATAACTTCTGATTATGATGCAAGAAAAAGTATGCACTTGGCATTCGATGTTCTTCCAGAAACTACAGTAAGTTTTGATAACTATGTTGCTAAGAAACCTATTCAAAATGATAAGGTTATTCTTAATGGTAATAGACTATTGTTTATTGAACCATTGGAAGCTAGTGCTGTAGAATGTTATTTAAGATGGACTACTTTAGTATCTCAATGGATCTTTGATGGTAGGTCAAAGAGTTCAATTCTTAAAAAATTTAACAATGATATTATTGAGCATCAAAATTTTATTCTCTGGCATTATGCTAATGGATCAAAATATAATACAGACTTTTGGAATTTTGCTATGGATGTAAGTAGAAATCATATTTACGATGATCGTTTCTTTGAATACATTGAGGTTGCTCAGTCAAAATCTAGGGTACAATTGATCGATGAGACTGAAGAAGTCACCTATGGTCAATGGCATAATACTACCTTCAAAAACTGGATTGATAATGTCTTTCCAAAAACTTGACAAAACTTTACAATTCATATATAATAAAGATTGCGTGAGTTTCCTCACACAAAACTGCTCCCAACCAAGACCTTCGTAGGCAGTATAATACTTCGTCTTTCTATCTGAGAGTAAAGGGATTCTCAGAAATAAGTTTCACATCTATCCCTAGATGTCCTACTTACAAATCGTCTTACTAATGACAACTCTTTCAAAAACTAGGGAACAAGGTCTCCTCCAAGGATGGACACCGTTCTGCGAATGGGTAACTTCAACTAACAATAGAATATATGTTGGTTGGTTCGGTGTACTCATGATCCCATGTTTGCTCGCAGCAGCAGCATGTTTCATCGTTGCTTTCATAGCAGCACCTCCAGTCGATATCGACGGAATCAGAGAACCAG